AACGCAAGATGCTAATCAATGGTCTGTCGCTGGGTTCACTGAATATGCTAGTAGGCTTTTGAACGCTATCGGATCAAGTCAATATCATGACTATATGAGGGTGCAGATTCATAACGCTGGAGCTGACGCTTATACGGTGAATCAAAGCTATCCTTATCCTCAATTGGCAAACTTTAATTTTCAACAAAGTGCAGTGATTGATGGTGTAGGGGTCAACAGTAACGAATGGACGTATGAGGGCATCACCTACGCATATATTGAAATGGATTATGATGCCACAGTGTATAAAGAAGGGGTTCCAGCTCATACTTTTGAAATTAAAGGCGCTCAGTTATATGACCCAAGAATTAGCAGAACTAAATGGTCAGCAAATCCAGCTCTAGTTATCAGAGATTATTTAACCAATGGCATATATGGGCTGAATGTTCCAGATTCGGCTATCGACGATGCGTCATTCATCACAGCGGCTAATATTTGTGAGGAAACGGTAGGTGGGGAGAACAGGTACGAAATCAATGGCGTAGTCGATACTTCAAGAGCGCCAAAAGCAATACTTGAAGAAATGCTAACAGCCTGCGTTGGAGGGCTGATTTTTACTGGCGGAAAATATCGTCTATTGGTTGGAGATTATCAAACGCCTACAAAAACAATCACCAAAGACATGATTATATCGCCAATCAATATTTCGACTAAAAACCCTGCAAGGAGCCAAGTCAATCTAGTCAAAGGTACATTCAGGGACAAAGATCAAGACTATTTGACGACAGATTTCACCCCGATTTCAGACAGCGTTTATTTATTTGAAGATAACGCAGAACCTAGCTTCATCGATCTGACTTTGCCATTTACCACATCAAAATCAATGGCAGAAAGAATAGCTTTGATTACCCTCAGACAGATTAGAAATGAAAAAACTATATCAATGACCCTTAACCTTGAAGGATTCGATATTGATATTGGCGATTCCGTCTACTTCACTGATGAAAGACTAGGTTTTGACCAAGCTACATTCCAGTGCGTGGCTTGGGAGCTTTCACAAGACGGCAAAATACCTTCAGTTAGTGTTTCATTGCGTGAAACGACACCTAGCCTGTTTGATACTACGGTTGAGGTAGAGCCAATCACCCGTAACGCAAAAGACTACGCAAGTATTTTGTCCGGTTCGGATTTGTATCTTGCATTTGACTTAGACCTTGAAACTATTTTTGGTGCATATTGGACTCAAGACATCAGAAAAGAGTTTTTAATCCCTGACGATGTAGGTGTTTGGTCAAGTTGGGTAGACGATCCTTCATGGAGTTCTAGTGACACATTAGACAGCTATACGGCGGCTCTTAAATCCAGAGCTAGTGCCTGTATTAAAATTCCAGCGAATCTTGCTGGTGAGCTTACCATCAGAAATCGTGGAGAACTCAGGGCTCGCGGCGGATTCGGCGGGTATTACTATAACAGTTTCTCTAGTTACTTCATGAATTATGCCGCTGAAGGTGGTAAAGGCGGAGACGCTTTTTGGTGGGAAACTTCATCAAGTGATGACAGGCCAACAAACCCTGGGACCGTTTTGATAGTTAATCATGGCACTATTTTGGCCGGTGGCGGCGGAGGTATGGGCTATCGACACAATAATTCGGTCACTTTGTCTGGCATAGCTCAAGGTAGTACGGGTGCGGGCGCAGGCTCAACCGAAAATTCGACTTTTGGGATAACAACAATCGGTCCTTTCGGTGGGACTTATTACAAGGGCGGTAATGGCAGTTTGTTCGGTGGTGATGGTGAACGGGCTGAGACTAGCAGTGATGGCCTAAATTGGACTGAGTTCGGACCACAGGCCGACAACAATGGCGAATTGATACGGGTTGACTCTGATCAATATGAAGATACAGGGTTCAACTCAGTCAATTACGTGCAAGACGCTGACCAGAAAACAAGAATCAAAATCAACAATAAAGGTACAATAACGGCAGGAACGCATAGTGCGTTCTCAACGATCACTGATTTGTTCGTGGAGTAAATATGGCTGAAGCAATAAAACTGGTACAGGGTGACAATGGTCCTCAAATACAGGCAACTTTAACGCGAGCAGATACAGGCGAAGCCGAAGATTTAACGGGCGCAACTGTTACCCTTCACTTTCGCAAAAAAGGTACTACGACAGTCTTGTTTTCGCGGGTAGGTGTAAACGTAGGCGATAACTTTTCAAATGGTATTGTCATCTTCACGTTCGCTTCTAATGATCTTGATTTGACAGCGGGCAAATATGAAGGCGAGATCGAGGTAGTGTCCGCAACTAACACCAGAGAAACAATATACGACACCTTAGAATTTGTTCTCAGGGAAGATTTTGCGTGACTATTAGAGTAGCGGCATTAGGCAAAAAACTTGCATCTAAGGCCGTTTCAAAAAGCCTAGAATCGGCAATTGCCGCCAGCCGAATAGCCGGGGCATACCTCACTGGCATTTTTTTGCTGGTCAAAGAAATATTTGATTCCGCATTTTTAACCGATACAGCCGCTAAAACGCCAATAAAAAACCGTGATGACTCTAGTGCTTTTGCAGACTCAACAACCAAAGAATTTACAAAAGCAAAGGCAGATGCCAGCACATTCACAGATGACCTTTTAAAGAATATCAATAAGGCTTCATCTGACCAAAGCAACTTTTCTGATCAAATATCTACGCAAGTCACCAAGGTCATAAGTGATGCATTTTTTGTTACAGATGATGCTAACGGTGCGGCAGTTGGTGATGATCAAACAGCGCAATTCTTCAAAGTCAGGTCAGACAATGGATCGCTGACCGATTCTGCTGTAAAATCTCTATCTAAGGGTTTGGCAGATGCGCCATCGGCTAACGATTCCGGTGTCTTATATCTGCAAGATTATTCCGATGAAAACTACTTTTCGGAGGATTATATTGGTGAATCAACTGCGTTCAGCTAGGAGCCAAAAATGTTCAACGATGGCGGTAAATTAAAAGGTCGGGTTGGCATTAAGCTGATCGACAAAGATGGCAACGTCAAACACGAAAAAGACGTAAACAATTTGGTCGTCAACACTGGGCTAAATTTTATACTTCAGGCAATGAACGGCGATACAGCCGATGTGATGGACTTTATCGCTATCGGGTCGAGTACATCATCGGCGGCGGCTGGAGATACGGCGCTAGGCACTGAAGTTGTAAGAGTTCAGATGGATAGTCGGTCAATCGCATCAAACGTGATTTCTTTCTCAGCCTCTTACGGCGCAGGCGTTGGCACAGCTACCATTGCTGAAGCAGGAATATTTGATGCTTCCTCTGGAGGCGATATGTTGTGTCGGGTGCAATTCGGATCGATTGTAAAAGAAGCGGCAGACAGTTTAGTTATAAATTGGGACTTGACCCTGACGGCTTCTTAAAATAGGAGGTGAATCATGTCCACTATCACAACTCGATCTGGCAAAGGTTCACCCCTTAGTAATGCCGAGCTGGATGCCAATTTTACTGCCCTCAACGCAGATAAGCTAGAGGATATTACTGGCGAATCTATTAAAGACCTTTCTGATGTGCATGATTCGTTTGTGCCGACAGAAGGGCAAGTTCTTACTTATACGGTAGCTGATGGATGGACAGCCGCAAATGCTGGCGGTGTTGGTGCATTATCGGCGGAAGAAGCAATAGCCTACGCAATCGCTCTGGGGTAAAAAATGGCAAAGAAGCTGATAACTGACTACGAAATTATCCCTGCAAGTGACATTGTAAAGGTCAAAGGCAAGTGGAAGGCCGAGCAAGTTCTGCTAATCACAGACGTTGACAGCAACGCCATCCTCTACAATTTTGCTTCATCCGGTAGCGGAACAACAGCAGTTAGCTATGACCCGGACACAGAGTTCACTAGCCTAACCTTAGAGCAAGACCTCAGCGGGTTGACTACAAGCTCTAACCTTCAAATCTTTGTTGATGATGCCTACACAATTATCGATTTCCCTGAGTCGTTCTATGATCCTGTAAACAAGCTCAGAGTATCTAACCCAGAGAACTTGATTGATACCGACTTTGAATACGGCTTGCAGTCATCTAAGTGGGAGACGTTAGAGCTAGTCAACAACATCCCCTCATATCACTCAACCACTGGGGATTCATCAATCGCTGACATTGTTAGCGTTACAGTGACTAGCGGCAGTGACCTTGTAACAGTAAGAACGCAGGAGGAGCATAAGCTAACAATCGGGACTCCCATTGATGTTCGCGGTTTGGCCTCTGTCACTGCTGAAGGTAATTTTTTAATTAGTGCTGTTCCTGATTCGAAATCATTTATCTACAAGGCAGTTACTCAAAGTCAGTCAGGCAATATTTCTGGTGTTTACACTTCAATCATTGCAGGGCGATTTTTTAGCGGATCGGCCCTAGATTACGATCAAGACCAAGGGGTTACATCTGATGGCGCGGCACTATCTAAACTGACCATCAACACTCCTTATGCTCATGGCTTTAAAGCCGGAACTGAAATTTATTTGATTAACACGCTAGGCACGAAAAAGTTAGTCCTTGATGCTGTTGCAACCAATGCTCCTGACGGTCGCCCATACGTAGACCCTGACGAGACAATTAGCCAGAACATACTTCCTAGCCTTGATTTAACAAAGACTGAAACAAAGGGGGTCAAAGGCGCTCACTCTGTCAAGTTTAATGAGTCCGCTGTCAACTACACCAACAACACGATTACATGGACAGACCACAAGTTACAGAATAACGACTGTGTTGTTTACATGGCCCCAATTGGGGCTGATGAGATAAGCGGGCTGAATAGATTTGACGTTTATTACGTGATTAGAGTGGATGCCAATACTATTCGACTAACAAATACGGCTTCCGGTTCTGCCATATCGCTTTCTTCTGGAGGCTCGTGGGCTTTAGGATTACACCAGTTGATGTTCTGCTGGGAAGTTCGCTCTTTCAATAAGTTCGCCAACTCAAATGAAACCACATGGAATACACCATTTTATTTAACAGGTTCAGGGTCAGGTAGAGACCTTGTTCAAACAACTGATGCTAAATCAAACCTATATGGCACAGTGTTGGGTCAGACACAGCCGCAACATTATCTATTAGTGCAAAGGTCTTCCGATACTGTCACTTGGAACTCCACAGTTGTTTACGATCTTTATTCATCGAAAAGATCAACCTCACACAGATTTCCGATGCTATCGACTGATAGTAACGTAGATTCAAGATATCAATATAACCCAATAGAAAACCCTGAATCTGTATACAGCGGTTATTACGGAGGCTTTGCCAGTGAAAGCGGTTATTGGTATGCCGCAAACCGGTATTTCAACAGTAGTAATGGTAGATTACTTATAAGAAATTATGGCTTTGCTAGGTACAACACAGCGTATTCACAAACGGGAACTAATGAAAACAACTATATTATTCCTTTAATCAAAGACCCTGAAGCGAATACACTTCATATTGACAATCATGGTTTGGATACAGGTAGTACAGTTACCCTAACAACTTCCGGACAATTGGCGACGACTTCAGGAAATCACCCGTATATTTTTTATACCGGATCGGTAAAAACTATCAATTTGAGTCAAAGCGGGAACGCACTTACGGTCAATAAAATCAGCGATGATAAAATATCTTTTCAATCTGAACAGTTACACTACGTCACTCCGACTGTATCGACTTTTGTAGCGGACGCCATTAACCCCACTGCAAATACTTTCTACTTTGCGGGTCATGGCCTAACTACTGGCGACGAAGTGGTGATCAACGTTCAAAATAGCGGTGCTGTACCGACTGTCGATTCTGGCGATTTAACCTACACTGGCGATGATGAATCATTGCTTGCAGTTCATGGACAAGTAAAAACCATTATTGAGGCATGGCAGGCGGCAAACTCAGCAAAAACACAATCGTATGCTGTCAATGATCCTTTTGCTGTCCAAACTTTGCCAAACTCAAATTTGGCTGGAAATACTCTCAATCAAATTAGTATCGGCTACAACCACTTTGGAAATGCTAGTGTCACATTAAACAATCAAGGTTTGTCGTTTAATGATTTCACAGACGGTCAAATTACAATTGTTAGCCCTATTATTGGTGCAAAAATGGTTGTCGAAAATCTCGACACAAACGGGGCTAGTGTGCCTTACGCTTTACAAGTCATCGGGGTCGATCCTACGCAAACACGAAGCTCCTACGGTAAAGAGTTTCAGATTTATCATTACACCAATAGCTCGGCGGCAACTTATTATGGTCTAGGTAGCAATGTTGTTAGTAGTGGCGTGAGATACAGTTGTAATGTCCATATTTCGCCATCTACTAACCAAACGGCAGGATGGATGACTTTCTTAGTATCGATGCAAAAAGACGTTTGGGATACAGACGCAAGGTATCCTTCAAGTCTTTATAATTTTCTGCGTGACTACGGTACATATACGAGATCAATAACCGGAGGTAACCGTGGCTATGACTCGTCAATTTTCATCCGATTTGATATGGCAATCGCCGCTAACCAAACAATTTCAAGCAGTGATGCGAATGGAATTTTTACCAGTATTCTCAGTGCATTCCAAAATAACTTGACCAAGCCTACTTTAGCGGCAGGAAGTACGGTAGTCGCTAATGTTGTTAATAACGACAGATTTAGGACTTCAGCTTCAGTAGGGGGGATACCCCATGATTTAACCAATAATGGTACGGCAGATATTACATTCGAAACTTCTACCGCTGGAGCGATTGATGGCACGTTTAAAATTGGCGATGTTACTTCTACGAGCTACGAGCTAGACATTCCGTTTGAAGTTTCAGCAAGGTCAATTAGCTTTGCGGATACAGATGTAAATACAACAGACGATTTGATTACATTAACAGACCACGGATTACAGGATGGCGCTAAATTAACCTATTCTGAAGGCACTGGAACTGTAACAGGGTTGACTGATGGAACAGATTATTTTGCTATCGTCCAAAATAATAACCAAATTGCAGTTGCCGCTACATTGGAGGATGCGAGGCTTGGAAGCCCTATTGATCTAACAGCTACAACTGCTGGGACATTAATTTTTGCGGTAGATTCAATAGCCGCCCTGACAGAACAATCTGGCGTAGTTTCTACTACCTCTGGCTCCAAAATCATAATTGGCGATGAAGATAGTTTGTTCAAACGCTATTGGAAGCGCGGCGATGAACTTATTTTGCTCAATAACTCAGTAACTCCTGCAACCTTTGAAACAGGAATTATTGATGTTATCCCGACTGACGGTGAGATTCATCTTGAGCAAGAACTCAATTTCACCAGTGCATCGACATCCATATTTAGAAACACAGAAATTTACGTGCGTCCGAATGGATCGTTCCAACACCGGCCTTTCGATGGTGGTGTGGAGATTCAAACTGGAACGTCACCTAACTCAACTATCTCTAGGCAGACCAGAAAATATTTCCGGTATCAGTCAGGCAAGGGCATTCAGACAAGTTACGCAATCAACTTCAACCCGCCTACACAAGCTGAAACTGTTACTGGTTCTGGTACAACAGCAACCGTAACAACAAAATATCCTCATCGATTATTGTCAGGGTTTAATATTGAGGTTGTTGGCTCTGAAAATGCTGATTACAACGGAACATTCGTTGTCGGTACGGTAATTGATGACTTTACGTTTACCTATGAAGTCGCAGGAGCAAGCTTGCTCCCAACACCATCTGGATTTATTCAAGTCTACGTGAGTTCGTATAGTGACAGTTATGTCCGCGCAGGAATGTTCGACTATCAAAACGGTTTCTTCTATGAGTTTGATGGGCAAAACCTATACTGCGTAAGAAGGTCATCGACTCAGCAGTTATCGGGAACTGCTACGGTTACCAATAGGTCTCATCGAGTCAATGGACTAAACACCACATTTTTAGGCCAAGTCGCTGTCGGTGACATGATCGTAATTCGCGGTCAGTCTTACAAGATTGTTGATATTCCAACCCAAACAACAATGGATATTCAACCGGCTTATCGTGGCGTAAATGCGTCTGGTGCAATTATCACAAAGACTGTCGATACAAAAATCGTACAATCTGAATGGAATCTCGACACTTGTGACGGCAATGGCAAAAGTGGATTCGATTTAGACCTGAAGAAAATTCAGATGTGCTATATGGACTATTCATGGTATGGCGCTGGCAAAATCCGGTTTGGCTTTAAGGATACGTATGGACACGTAATCTACACCCACGAGTTTATTCACAACAACCGTCTGATTGAGTCGTATTTCCGGTCAGGTAACCTTCCTGCAAGGTATGAAGTAGGGACTTTAGACCAGCCTAACTATACGCCGAACCTATTCCACTGGGGTACGTCAGTAATGATGGACGGCACATTTGATGACGACAAGGCGTACCTGTTCACGGCAAACTCTAATAACCTGAACTTCTCAAACGGTCAGTCGGTCACTGCTAACACTACCAATAATTCATACCTTAGTTATGTTTACAACTGGCAAACCAGACGATATGACTGGTATGTCAGCGTTCCTTTTGCTACCAGTGACGCATCTAAACTGACATCAGGGACGCAGTTATATACTGTCGGTGGAGAGCTAACAGGCGAAAAAATTGATTACGTGGCTTATGAGACTGTCAGTGGCGTTACGAGAGTCGTAGCCAAAATATACATTACCAGCTCAAGAAATACTCCACAAAACGGAACCTATCCATCGGTTCCTGCGTCAACAACTGTTTCGATTGGTGCGGAAGCCTCTGGAGAGTCAATAGTTGATCTGGGTAATGAACTGATCCCTATCATTTCAATTCGACTAGCACCATCCGTTGACGGAAGCTTGGTCGGCGCATTGGGTCAACGAGATATTATCAACCGGATGCAATTGAAGCTAAACACTATCGGTGTGGTTCTGACCCATGATTGTGAGGTGTCTTTGATCTTGAATAGTGATCTTTCAACCAGCAACTTTGAAGGGGTCGGATCACCATCATTGTGTCAGCTTATACGGCATGAGGTTGGTGACGCTGTAATTGGCGGAACTAATTTGTACCAGTTCAGAGCTTCAGGCGGTGCGGCAGACAGCGCAGGGCAGAACGCATCAGTCACATCTAACTTTGAGCTAGGCGAGATTATCGATCTTGGTAACTCAATTCTAGGCGGAGATGGTGTTTACCCTAACGGCCCTGACTTGCTGACAGTAGCCGTGAAACTACTTGATACAAGTGGCGTTGATGGAGTGAACAAGTTTGTGGCATCAAGCCGTATTTCATGGGCCGAGTCTCAAGCATAAGGAACTGCTATGGACAAAAGAACAGTCAACTCAGCGCATTTGCGGATTGATAGTCTCGAAAAAGAGGTCGTTGCGATTAAAACCGAGGTCAAAATTCAGTTCAAAGATTTATTTGGTAGAGTCAAACGCTTAGAAACCATCCTCATAGCCGCAACAGGAACAATTCTCATTATGCTCCTGACGGTGCTTTCTAAGATGCCCTAGCCATGATCTTTGAAGCCATAGCCGCAATCAAAATAGCGAATGAGGCTATCGGCGCGATCAAAGAGTTTGCAGGCCATGTTCAGTCTGTTGGCGAGATGGGGCCGCAGTTGACAAAGCTAGCTGACGCAAAGGAAGAGATTGAAAAGAAAGCTAAAGATGGTGATATGGAGTGCTTCTTTGAACTCGAAAAAATACGATCCAGAGAAGCAGAAATAAAACAACTTTTTATATATTCGGGCCGTCCCGGACTTTGGACGGATTACGAAAAATTTATAGCGAATCGCAAACAGATCAGGGCAAATGAGAAGAAGCGGGCAGAGGCTAAACGACTGGCTAAGAAGAAAGCCATCAAGAATGCAATTACTTATGGTGCTGTCGGCATTTTTACTCTCGGTTTGGTCGGCGGGGCTGTGGCCTTTGTCATTTGGATTATATCTTTTAGAGGTAAGTAACTGATGTCACAGTTCATGGATTGCATCAAGGCTCCTAACGCAAATTTAGCAATTGCAAAGGGGCAGTACCGAAATGTTTCATCGATTCATAAGTTTGGCGCTGTTCCAGCAATGTCTCAAAATCAAACAGGCACAATTTGGGACATAGACGACACTTCATACCCCTGGGATTCGTTTGCTACGGCAGGAGTCCTTACAATACCTGTTGTAAACGCATCAGATGATGGCAAAAACATCACTTTACTAGGACTAGACGCAGACTACCTTGAAATACAAGAAACGATCACTGTCAGCAGTTCTGCGTCCACAAACAGCACCAATTCGTTTAAAAGAATTTACAGAGCATTTGTGCATGACGGTTCTCAGGCAAATGTTGGGGACATTCTGGTTCAAAAAAGCGGGGTAACAGTCGCCGCTATTAAAGCAGGCAAATCACAAACCTTGATGGCTGTTTACACGGTCCCAGCAGGAAAAGATGCTTACATTTTGAAAGGAACAACAACCTGCCAAAGTGGTGCAGACGCTACTGGTAATATGTTCATTAGGTATTTTGGCGAAAATGCATTCCGGATAGGGCATAGTTTTGAGGTATCAGGAGCAGGAGGTCAATATTCTTATGAGTTTGGCGTACCTCTTAAAATACCTGCAAAGTCGGACATTGATGTTAGAGCTACCGTTCGATCTAACAATGCGCGGGTAACAGCCGCTTTTGACATAATTCTTGATGAGTATTGATTATGACGGAACTAGAAAAGTATGACACGAATGGCAACGGGGTTCTCGATCCAGATGAAATTCTGGCTATTGAACTGGAGGATCGTCGTCGTAAAATGGAAGATGAAGATGCTCATCGCGATGAACTCCGTAGGCTTGAATCTGAGGACAGGTCAGCACAGAGGAAAATGGCATATTTCGCGTTGGCTGGCTTACTTCTTTATCCCTCTGGCATTTTTATATGTGATCTGCTTGGATTGCCTAAAGCGGCTGAACTCATTGCTGACATAGCTCCTACTTATTTCGCGTCGATTGCCGTCCTATGTAGCGCATTTTTCGGTGCGTCAGCTATCAAGAAAAAAGGCGAAAGCGGCTAGCCATGAAGCGCAAGCAGTGTGGCTATGTGTATGAAAAGCATGAATACCGCACTGATTGTGGTTGCTCATTTTTATTTAGGCCAGTCGGTAACTGCGACAAATGTGGCCGCAAACCATACGACAAGGAGTTAGATCATGTTAGGTATACTCAGCAGTCTAGTCCCCGCAGTAAGTAATGTTCTCGACAAGGTAGTCGAAGATAAAGACCAAAAGGCAAAGTTAGCCCATGAAATTGCAACACTGGCTGAAAAGCAAGCCCATGAAGCGGCTATGGCTCAAGTTGAAGTCAATAAAGCAGAAGCCCAACACAAATCAATATTTGTCGCAGGATGGAGGCCATTCATCGGATGGACCTGTGGAGTCGCGCTGGCGTATCACTTTATATTTGCTCCATTCATTGTATTTGGAGTTGCGTGGTCTGGGGCAGAGATACCTGAAATCCCTGCGTTCGATATGGACTCGCTCATGACGGTGCTTCTCGGAATGTTGGGGCTCGGCGGTATGCGGTCGTTTGAAAAGGCAAAAGGATTGACAAAATGATGAATCTCGATCAACTCCGTATGGAACTTGAATACGACGAGGGCTGTAAATACGAAATCTATTTAGATCACCTTGGACTGCCTACGTTCGGCATTGGTCATCTTGTTACAGAGCATGACCCAGAACACGAGCAAGAAGTCGGTACTGCTGTCTCTGAGGAGCGTGTCATCGAGGTATTTGAAAAAGACGTTCAGGTCACGATTGATGAGTGCAAAAAACTTTATGAAAACTGGTTTG